TTAGTAAACTTTGAATTAGAGTTAACAAATCCATCTACGATATATGAACAAGAAAAGATTGAACTTTGGAATAATAAAACATCATTAGCAGAATCAATGTTAAGGGATGGTTTAGTTTCTTCAGAATGGATTTATAAGAATATATTTGGATTTACTGACAAAGAAATAAAAGAAGAAGATGATAATATAGTATTTGATTATAAACAAAAGTTTAGAAGACAACAAATAGAAAATGAAGGTAATGACCCAGCTAAAACTGGTGAATCACAAGGTACACCAAGTGATTTAGCAATGGGTAGAACAGGTCACGAATTAGACGATAAAGGTGGAGCACCAGAGGGTGGTTTTGAAGGAGCTGGTAGACCAAAAGAACCTAATAAGTATGGTAAAGATAGTGGAGCACGTGGTAGAGACCCATTGGGAGCACATGATATGAAGAAAGGTGGTAGTGGAGCACCTAAATATGGTAAACCATTAGCACTATCACACTATGATGCATTGAAAAAATCAATGAATATTACCACTAAAGACACAAAAATTATCACAGAAGTATCCGAACTTGAAGATGAATATAAGAAAGAGGTAACTTCTGTAAACAAAGATAGTTAAAATGAATAATTATTACATAACTTTATATTTATTTATGAATAAGTACAGATAAAATATTGGAGTATTTTGATGGCTCGTAAATTAAAACATTCTAAAATAAAGAATACTAGTATTCTTTTTGAAGTGTTAACAAGACAAATAACTGCAGACGTTTTAGAGGGTAAAGACACCAAGACAGTAAAGCTCGTAAAACATTTTTTTAATGAAAATACGGAGTTGGGTAAAGAACTACAACTATATCGTGTTTTAGCAGAAAAAACATATCCTTCTGCAGATAAAGCGACACAGTTGTTAGAAACTGTTATTAAATCAAGACAAAGACTTAGTAATTCTAAGCTTCGTAATGAGAAGTTTAATCTCATTAAGGAGATAAAAGAGAATTATAATGTAACTGATTTTATGAATGTTCGTCTTCCTAACTATAAAATCCTAGCTTCTATATATAATATATTTCAAGCTGAATCAACTACAGATAATTTCAATCCAGAGGATGTAGTTAATTCTAAATTTACTGTACTTGAAAATATAGTAGGAAAAAAGACCTCAGTTAAAAATGATAATTTTTTAAGAGAATATAAAGAAAAAGATAAAGATTTACGTTTATTAGCTTACCAAATACTTGTTGATAAGTTTAACACTAAATATAAAACATTAAATGAATCACAAAAAGATTTGTTAAAAAATTATATTAATAACATCTCTAATACAAATTCTTTAAGAGAGTTTGTTGATGTTGAAGTAAATATAACAAAAATTAAATTATCAGAAGCAATTAAACAAATGGAAACCTTGAAAAAAGGAAAAGTAGTTACTGAAAAACAAGTTTTAAATTTAATGAGATACTATGAACTTGTAAAAGAGGTTAAAAATGTCCACAAGTAGACAAATTGAACTACTAAGAAAAATAGTCAGAGAACTAATTCAACAGGAGTTGGGTGAAGCATCAACGACTGGTAATTTAGATGGTGGTGCAGGGCCTCCAAAAACTCCATACGCTTTTCAAACTAAACCTAAATCTAAAAAAGATAAAGATAAAGAAAAAGCTATAATGAAGGCTATGGGTTATACTAAAGTAAATGAAGGTCGTTATCACGATTGGAGAAATGACGAAACACTATCACCAAAACAAAAAATTGGTATGTCAGTTAGAGAAGTTAGACACGCTTTAGATTCTTTAGATAAAACAATTAAAATGAATGTTCGTCTTAAAAATGAGTTAAACGTGGATTCAAGAAATTATTGGAAAAATACACACAAAGCACTCTCAAAGATTTCAGAAAGATTAGTTAAATTAGCAACTAAAGTAGGAAGTTTAAAATAATGAAACAACTTATAGTCGATTATTTACCATTTCAGATTACACCTGACCAAATTAACGAATCCATTAAAGAGAATAATGGTAAGTTAGTTGTTAAGGGTGTATTACAAAGAGCGGAAGCTAAAAATCAAAATGGTAGAATATATCCTCGTGAAACTCTTATGAGAGAAGCGAAAAAATACGAAAAAGAATTTGTAAACGAAAAACGAGCTATGGGTGAGTTAGACCACCCAGAGAGTTCTGTAGTTAACCTTCAAAACGTTTCTCATAATATAACAGAGATGCATTGGGAAGGTGATAACCTATTAGGTACTGTAGAAGTTGTTGGTACACCAAGTGGTAATATATTAAAAGAATTATTTAAAGCAGGTATTAAGCTTGGTATTTCTTCTCGTGGTATGGGTTCAGTAGAAACTGTAAACGAAGATGGTGACCAAGTAGTAAAAGTTCAACCTGATTTTGAACTTATAGCGTTTGACTTTGTATCGAATCCATCTACTCATGGAGCGTTTATGTACCCAATGAATGAGTCGGTAGACAAACAACAAGGTAGAACTTGTGGTGAGTATTGTAAGGTTGAATCAATCATTAACGATATAATGAGAGGTTAAATGAGTTTTTTATCTAAATGGAAAGAATATCGTCACGAACTTAATGAGGATAAAATCAATATGGGTTCTGGTGGATATAAAGGTGATTTTGATAGTTTAGAGGACGCTATTAGTAGAGTTGATAGATTACTGAAGAGTTTAACAAAGGAGTTAGCTAAAGATAAAGATGCTAATTACAAACCACAAGTATTAGAATTACAACGTTTATATAAAAGAAGCTTTATTGAATTTAAAATAAAATTAGACCAGTTTAAAAGGAAAAACACGTGATTAAGTTAAAAAAAATACTTAGTGAAAGTGCATGGAATAGAAAGTTTGGAGAACCATTACCAACACTCGAAGATGTGATAGAAAAAAAAGATAGTAGTGTTAATGAAGGGCCACAAGACCAAAGACCAGCTGATAAAGAAGTTCAACGTTTAGTAAAAGCTGAAGGTAAACTTCGTGAGAGGATGTTGAAGTTAGAACAAGTATTTCTTCGTGATGGTAACCCTAATAGTGTAAAATTAAGTAAAGATTTAAAAAAAGTATACAAAGAAACTGTCACAAAGTTTATGAGAGAAATGATTAAAATCAGAAAGAAATTTAAATAGTGCCATCTAGGTCTAAAGCACAACAAAGATTTATGGGATTGGTTCACGCTTATAAAAAGGGTGAGGTTCCAGCAAGTAAAGTGAGTAAAGCAGTAAAGGACGCAGCTAAATCAATGAAGAAGAAGTCAACTAAAGATTTTGCATCTACAAAACATGATGACCTACCAAATAAGGTGAAAGAGTATTTGATGAGTGAGAATCCCGCCGCTAGTGCAGCTGCTGCTATGGTGATGATGAAACTTCAAAACCCATCAACTGGTAAAAAGATAAGTGCAGTTACACCACTTCGTGATAAAGACCATCCCTTACATAAGAAGTCTAAGGGTATATTTCAAAGATTAAAGGATAAGTTTATGAAGAAAAATGAATCCGTAAATGAAGACGGACATACAGATGTAGCTTCAATAGAGAGAAAACTCAAGTTAATAATACAAGACTCAGTAGATACTATTAAAAAACTACGTTCAATGTCCAATGAAGATTCTTTACCAAGTTGGTGGACTGATAAGATTACTTTAGCAAAAGATTATGTTGGTAAGTCTCGTGATTATATCATGAATCCAGCCGAATCCGTTGATGAATCCGTAAATGAAATTAGTGGTGTTGATGTGGCTAAAAAGGTTCTTAAAAATAAACAACACGAAAAGGGTATTGATTTACAGACCGCAAACCTAATAGTAACAATAGATAAGGCTTACGATAAAAATCCAAGATTACAGAAAAAATTCAGAGCTATACAATTACCAAAGATGAAACAATTAATTTTAAAGTATTTTGCTTAATATGATTAAATTAAAAAATATATTAACAGAGAAAAAAGATTTACATCAAGTACATATTGATAAAATTGCAGTAATGACTGATAGAAATAATCATACTAAAGCTAGAATGTTTCTTGCACAAATGATTGGTGATAAAAAATTAGTAAGTATGTATGGCCATATTTTTGAATTAAGTTTGTACCTTAGAGATATGAGTAAATTAAATGTTGCCAGAGATAGATTAGATAAAGAATTGTTTAGACAAGCTGAAAGAAAGTTCAGTAATTTTAAAGACATAAATAAGGCATTCTAATGATAAAGTTAATGGACATATTAAATGAACAATCTGTAGAAGTAGGAAACGC